CTTGTCGACTTTCTTTTTTGAGAATGCGGGTATAAATGAAAGAATAGTTTTCTCGGGGCCCGAGTTCCCCTGATGCTCGATCGTGCAGCACATACGAATTAGCTGAGAGCGCATCCCCATTCCTGCTCCGACGATACTACCGGCAATGCCCCCGACCGCGTGTCCAACTATTGCACCAGTAGCAATAGTTCCCTGAGACCCTGGTCCATTCAAGTAACCAGTATACTTTATCGATTGGATTGCGTTATACGGGATTGCGGTCTGCATTATCTTGCCATGCAATCTGAAGAGTATCTCGTATCCTCTTTCGCAGCAAATTAGGTTTATTGGGTTTGGCTGCTGAACATTATTTTTCAGCATGATATCAAGTTCTTTAACCCCTTCCACTAAAAAGAATGTTTCTGGTAACTGCTTGACCCAAAACCCACGGCCTCCTACAAGCTGACGAACTTCATGTTTCTGTAATGACTTCATGTTATTTCTCCTGATTTGATTCTATCTATAAACCATACGGTTTTCACGAACCCATGCCAATATCCGGCCAAAAACATGGAAGGCCGCTATCTCATCAGGATTATCCGTGTTCAGAACTTTGAGTAGTTCCCCTTTCTCGATATCACTCGTATGGAGCGAGTAGATGTGGATTCGGCGACTGATTCGATCGAACTTGAGCCATTTACAGTATACCGATCCGTCCAGAGCGAAGACATATAGATCGTCCATAGGGTCGAGATGTTCCTTGCCATCGAAGAGAACGATATCGCCATCGTTGATTCCTGCACCGACCATCGAAGAACCGCGAACCCGGAAGGCGAAGACTTTTGCACCTCGAAGAGACGGGACAAGGGCTATCGGTTCAATGTAGTCCTCAATCATATCGGCATCTCCCCAGTCCTGCCCCGGACCGCAAGAAGCCGTCTGTTTTAGTAGAGGAATCTTTGATTGGGTCACTAAAGGACCTTGGCTAGAGTCCTGCAGCATAGATCCTTCTTCGGTAAGTAGCCATGATGGATTGATTTTATACATGTCGATTAATCGTAAACAAAATCTGCTCCAGGATTCTTGGACTTACCAGATTTTAAATCAGAAATAAATTGAGGCCTGACTTGGAGGCGTTTCGAAAGACTCTCAGAAGGATGATGTTTCTCGATTTCGTCGATAATTCGTACCCAATTCATAATAATCCTTTGATTTTATGCATATATCATGTCGATTTATCTTGACTAATACGATATATCGACGATAAGATAACAGTAACAAAGCGTTACTGGTTTTTCATAACAAATAGAAATATCAGTAACGCATCGCTACCAATATTCCAAGCCCTGCAAGCTGCTTTTATTCACTATCGGCAGTTTTTGCAGAGAACTGGAAATACTTCCAGTCCTCGACCAGAAGAAAAATGGCCTGAGAACAAGCGCTCTTTGACAGCGAAGATTCATTCTTCTGAACGCCCGGTACTGTCGGCCGCCGCGCGTTCAAAACCCAATGCGACAGAAGCACGGTTGCGAGAGTCGCGAACCTGAAGGTTCACGGGAGTGCAATGCTCCGGCAACCGTATCGCCCAACGAGGGTAAAAAAGGGGAGGGTAATAATGAAACCTCGAATCACAAAAGAAAAGAAGGCAAAGATTCAGCATATTCTTGACGAATTAGCGCAGGGTGTTTCAATTTCGGATATAGGACGCTGTCACGAAGATGTAGAAACGATTCGAAAACGTCGACTCCTTTCTCGTCAACCCTTAGGCTTTCGACCTCCTGAAGTATACCTTGAACCTGTTGCAACAATAACAACGAGTCAAACATCAGCCGAACCCGGCGATTCTGTGGACCGAATTTCTTTAATGATGCCCGCTTTTTTGACGTATAGGAAAGAAAGTCTAAAATATCTTGGGGCGAAGCGCGAGATAAAATCGTTTGCAAGCTCGCTCCTGCGATTTCCTTCCGCAATTCTTCAATTACTTCTTCTGTCAGCTCATTTGCCAATTCTTCGATTGAATTGCTACACCATCTGGAAAAAGAACTGTAATCCATAGGGCTTCATGGCCTCCTTCGTGACGTTCTGGGTTGTGGTGACTCCAGTATACCACGAAGAGGCTTTGAGCATAAAAAAAGCGGTTCCGCATGGAACCGCTATCCCGATCGGCGCGCGACGGCCTGCAAGCTGCTGCACCGATCTGAAAAGGACAAAAGAAAGTATGAACGGAAAACAAAGAAAAACAAGAGGGGGCGCCGGTCTGATATCTGCCGGGAATGCAACCGGCTCCGCTGGAGGTTAAGAAAGCAGGACAAGGCAATAGATGGTCTGATTTCCTGTCTTGCCGACGAGAAGCGAGCGTCGCGAACACAGGACCGAATCATCGAATACCAGAGGAAGGCAATAGATGTTCTGGTGGAAACCCGCGACTCCGCATACGCGACGATCGGCACCCTGAAAGACCAAATCAAGGAACTTGAACAATCAAGGAGGAGATGATGGAAAGCAATACCACAAGAAGGTGCGGTTATCCGAAAGATTGGGAAAGGCGACGTTTGGTGAAAATTGAGCTAGCCAAACGCGATATGACTATCACAGACCTAGCCGTTTCACTCGGGATGAATCGCGGTTATGTCTCTGATGTGATTTGTGGTGTTCGCCGTTCCCGAGTAAACGAGACCAAGATCGCCGCATTCTTCGGGCTTACCCGCGAGGAGCTCTTCCCGGTCAGAACGCGAGGCGACCTGGAGGCGATGCGGGAGCGGGAGAAGGCGGCATGACGACGGTAAGCACAAAACGGATAGGCGAAGCCATCGGCCTTACCCGAAAAGCCGTTATTGAGCGATCGCGTCGTGAGGGATGGGCGTATGTCGAAAAGTCCGGAGGGCTGCAGTTTCTGGAGCCCCGGCTCCCGATAGATATCCGGATGGCATTATCCGCCACACGGAACGTCACCCCGAAAACAGAACAGGACTCCCGGGAAGATGCCATTGCCGGACACGGTTACAAGGCCGCAAGCGAACGGGCGCGGGAAATCGCGACATGGCGCGCGGCGCTCCTCGCCGAGTTTGACCGGGCGAAGCTCTCCGGGGTGAACCTCGAAACCTTCGTTGAAACATACAACTCCGGGGCGGTCGCGCGACCGATCATGGACAAACTCGGTACCGTATCGGTTCCGACGCTGTATCGATGGCTTCGCGATCGCAAGGAAACGCGAGGGGCATCAGGGCTTGTCCCCCGGTACGCAACAGCACGATCCGGGGCAGGTGAGAGCCTGACGGAAACCGAGCGATCGTATCTCGAATGTTTCTGGCTCAGGCCAGAGCAGCCTTCCGTTCGTCATGCGTGGCGGCTGATGAAGTACAACATTCCTGATTCATCCTGTAGCTACCAGACCGCGTACCGGTACCTACGCTCGCTGCCCCAACCGCTTATCGACTTCAAGCGGCTCGGCGCCACGCGGGCCGGAAACTACCACATGCCACATGTCATACAGGACATCATGCGGTACCGCTCGATGGACAAGGTCGTATCGGATCACCACTGCCTGGACTGCGTAATCCGGTGGACCAACGGGAAACTGATCAGGCCATGGATCACGACGTTTCAGGACTACCGGTCCGGCAAGATACTTGGCTGGTGTCCGAGCGTAAACCCGTCGAGCATGTCGATTATCGCGGCGTACTACATGATGGCGCTCCGGTACGGCATTCCCAAAGAGGGTGTGTTCGACAACGGGCAAGACTACCGTTCGAAGATCCTCAACGGCTCGTTCGAAAAGGCTACAGTCTACACGCCGGAAGGTCTTCCCGAAGAAACGATCGTGTATCTCGAGGGCGTGTTCGCGCTGGTGGGCACCAAGATCATCTTCACCGAAACGTACAACGGAAAATCAAAGGGACGGCAGGAGCGGTTCTTCCGGACGCTCGCGGAATACTTCTCGAAGGATTCCGGATCGTACACCGGAAGCGATACCCGCACGAGGCCCGACGAGGTACAGACCTTCTACCGCTCGATCAATGGAATCGCAAAGAGGGAAGACTTCCCGGACTGGAACTGGTTTGTCAATGCGCTGGGGGGAATGATTCAGCTCATCAATGACTCCTTCGAATCGGAAGGCAAGGGGATGAACGGAAAAACGCCCTCCCAGGTATTCGCCGAGAACTTCCCGGACGATGTGCCAGCCGCGGACAAGGAGGTCCTGACATTGGCTCTCTCGCGCGGTTCAGTGCGGCGGGTGCGAGGAAACTGCGTGAAGATCGGGGATCGTTCTTACTTCGCGCAAGACCTGTTCCGCTACTCGGGCCGCGACGTAATCGTACGCCAGCAGCTGACAACGGACAGCGAGGTGTTGATCTGCGACCCACATGGGGCGGTCATCTGCGTCGCGATAGCCGACTACACCAAGGAGACGGAAGACCTCGGAGAGACGATTGGACGGGTGAGGTTGGCGAAAAAGAAAAACCTCATGATGCTCGCGGAAATGGGATCGGGCGAGGTTGTCGCCGCCCCGGAGTTCAGGACAATGATCGATGTCGCAGGAGGTATCTACGCCCAGAATGGCCTGATCGACCTCGACGAACAGTTGGCACTTCCGAAAGCGGCCGGGGCCGAAAGCCTGTCTGGTAAAACGGAAGCGGAGAAACCGCGTATGAACAAACGCACCTTGATAAACCCGCTCGACGCTCGGGCGGAAGATTATCTACCGGATTTATAGGGGGATTTATGAATCAGACAGTAGTAAACAGGCTCGAATCAACGCTTGAAAAGTACGAGATCAGCCAGAACCGCGCGGCGAAGGACATCGGATATTCAAGCCCGGTGATCTCCGACTATCGGGGAGGCAAATACAAGGGCGATGTGGACAAACTCGAAGAGGCGATCATCAAATGGATCGCCCGCGTCGAGCAGGCCCATGCCCGCAAGAAGGTGGAGATCGTCGAGACCGACGCCTTGACCAAAATCACAAATGCTATCGCACTTGCACATTCCGAGAAAGACATAGCGCTCATCGTCGATGACGCCGGCGCGGGAAAGTCGACAGCCGCGAAATGGTATGCCGAGCGAAACCCGCGAACCACGATACTGGTCAACGTCGTGTCCGGGATGAACCGCAAAGCCCTCGTTCAGGACCTCGCGAGGTTTCTCGGCGTGGATATCTACCGCGTCCCGAACCAAACGCTCATCCAGAACGTCGCATCCGCACTTTCGGAACGTGACATGGTGGTCATACTCGACGAAGCGGACAATCTCAAGGCAGACGCCCTCGAGTTCTCCCGCCGCCTGGTCTATGACCTTGGCAATTCCGGTCTGGTCTTGATCGGGCTGCCGCGCCTCACCGGGCTTATCCAGAACCTGAAGAATGACCACCGCCAGCTCGAATCGCGGATCGGGGTATACCTTCCGCTCTGCGGCCTGACGAGAAAAGACGCGACGAAAATCGCCCTGTCGGTATGGCCATCGGTCGGGAAGGAGGTTGTAGACGCGATCTACGCCATCAGCCGCACGGATGTCCGACAGTTCGCCAAGATCATCGAGCGGGCACAGAACACGATGGCCGTGAACAAGATCGATGAATGCGACCTTGAAGTGGTCGAAATGGCCGCGCAGATGGTTATCCGCAGGAACTGGAGGTAGGTATGGCAAAGGTTATCGCGCCGGAAGATACCGGAACCGAACTGGCAACCACCACGGATATCTCATCCGGGGCAGTCAACGAGGTAAACGAACTTCACAAAAAGTTCATCGCGACGATGAAGAAATCCGCGATGATCGCATTCGAGATCGGACAGCGCCTCTATGCGATAAGGCATAACGCTGACGCAAGCCTACCATGGATTCAGTTTGTCAAGGAAAACTTCGACTTCAGCTACAACACGGCAAACAACTACATCAAGACTTTCGAGTTCTTCCAGAAAGATCCCTCGCTCCTCGATGACAAGACCAAAACCGAAGCGTACGCACTCGCGGGGCTCACTGGTGTTAGAGCGGAAAAAGAGGCTGACGGGAAAACGGGACGGGTAAAGTTCGCAGGTGATGACCAACCGGATCTCGATTATGACATTGAGGAGCTGTTCGCCACACCCTGTCTCTCGAGGGCCAAACTCAAGAACTACCGGATCGAGGCGTTCCATCAGGCAAATCGGCTGTGGTTGGTAAGCAAGGCCGGAAATCCTATTCCGATAATCCAGCTCTACGCGACCCCACCGCAGGGGCTTCCGGAAAATGAACAGCAGGAACTCTTGAGAAACGTCCAGATCGCGTTCGAGAAATACTACGAACGTATCGAAAGATACGAGGAGAAAGGGATCATAGCAAGCTCGCGGAGCGGCGATGAATAAGACCTGGCCGGGACCCGGCACGGAATGCACGGGTCCCTTTAACCGGCACTTGGGGAGGTGTCAAAATGGAAAAGACTCTTTACATGAATGAAGCGGGCTACGAGATGCTCAACAAGATTCTGGATGACATCCAGGACACAGCATCATCAGCGATCCTGAATAAAAGTCCTCGGGATTGTTGCATGAGTATTGGAACCCTGGTGCTTAACGCAAAACAGGTGTTGAAAAACGAGATCTGCATCGTTCCGGCGGGTGCCGGTCCGGATGCCGCATAAACAAGGAGAAAATCATGGCAAGAGTAAAGAGCGCGACGATGGCGATCTCGACGATCGATGAGGCTGACGCGATCCTTCGCGAGATGTGCGAGATCGAAGCCTCGATCGAGGCGATCGACAACGACGCGAACGAAAGGATCGCAAGGATCAAGGAAAAGGCGGCGAATGACGGGAAAGGCCTCCGTGATCGCTACAAGGCATGTCAGGAGTCGCTTAAATCATACGCGACCTACTTCCGGGGCGAGATATTCAAGGACAAAAAGAGCCTTGACCGTCCTTTCGGGACGATAGGTTTCCGGAAAGCCCCGGACGCGATCTCGTGCTCAAAGAATACCGCCGAATTGTTGAAGAAGCTCGGGCTTGACAAGTTCATCCGAACGAAGATCGAACCGGATAAGGAAGCAATGCTCTCGCTCCCCGATGAGACCCTTCTTCAGGTTGAGGCGGTACGCAAGAGCAAGGAAGACTTCTTCATCGAAACGAAGCGCGAACTGGTAAATCAGACCATCACGCGGAATATCGCATGACGGAGTCCGGGGCAGATCTGGACGTCCTGCCCCGGACGAGCATTCAAGGAGCGGCGCATGGGGAAAGCTGACTGGATCAGGATCATTCACGTCGCGAAATCGAAAACCGGCATCGACGATACGGCTTATCGGGCCATCTTGTCTGGTATCGGTTGCGAGAGTTCGCGGGAGATTCAGGACGTGAATCAATTCAAAGAGGTCATGGATGCCTTCGGGCGTCTTGGCTTCCGCTACGAACCGGACGCAGGCGCCGCCTCCGGAAAAAAGCGAAAAGCTACGGTAGGAGGGGCCCCCTTCTTCATTACGAAGAGGCAGGAATACTACATCCGCGGATTATGGCAACTGGCAAGTCGGTTGAAAGACGAGAAAAGTCTTGCGGCGATGGTAAAACGTATCGGGAAGGTCGATGACCTGTCGTTCCTGCCGCGTTCAAGCGCAACGAGCGTGATTCTCGCTTTACGACAGATTTGTCTGGATGCCGGGCTTGATCCGGATTGTGCACAAAGGAATGTCACACATGGACCAGATTCTGACAGAAATTGAATCGATAAGAAAATCACTCTTCGTCTTTTACAGACGGGTCGAACAACAACGGATCGCGCTTGATGAAATAGGCATCGAGCTGTTCAGCCTCCGCGATGACCTCCAAATCGTACTGAATGACGCAACTCAGCTTGAGCTTGATATCGCATAAAAAAAGGCATTTCCCATTGACGGGGAATGCCCTTCCTATCCGCACAGCAGAAGCCGTACCGACCAACAACGATACCATATCGCGATACGAATAACGCTGTCAACGGATAGGAGGGGTCTATGTTCTGGACGGTAGTTCTTTCAGCGCAATTTCTTGAGATGGACACATGGCAAGTCTATTACCTGATTGGCATGGGCCAGATAGAGGCCATAAAAGTTGCTGGTACATGGCGAGTCTTACCCGAGGGAGTCATTGAATATGATAAGCAAAACCCTGACCGAAAAAATAGGAGACCTGGATGCGATTCTTACCGTGGACGAGGCGGCGACCTTTTTCTCGGTCTGTCCGATAACCATCTACCGAATGATCTACCAGAAAGAATTGGACGCTTACAAGGACGGAGACGGCGCGTGGTGTATCGCACGTTCAGAAATCCGAAGGTATTGCACCAAAAAAACAAATCTGTAACGCAACTCGAGTTTGCGTTCTAGGAGATCCGTATGAAAGTACCATGGCAGATTCCAAATGGCTGTAAAGGTTGCGTTCACAAGGACTGCAAAAAACCCTGTTTCGTTCTGTATGATCAAAACAGAAACAAGCGAAAAGAAAGGGAGAAAAATCAGCATGAGTAAAGTTACAATAGGTCGCGGACCCTGGATCGAAAGCGCCTTCTATGGTGTTGTTGTTTTCTTATTCTGCGTAATATTCATTCCAATAATTACCGGCATGCTCGTTGTGATCGCACTCTGCGCACCGTTTTTTGGAATTGCGGGCATGCTCCGACTCGAAGGTACGGAAAAGAAAACGGCCTCTCAATTCATTATCAGGCTGCCTGATGCTGATTATTTTGGTGGAAGAGATCCCGTAACCGGTTTCATCAAGAGCGTTCCACGCAAAGATGCCATTCGTTTCTCGAAAGACACGGTCCAAAAAAAGGCTGACGAACTTGGCGGAATCATTGAAGCCCTTCGGCAGCTGATGCGGGGAGAGGAATGACTATCAAAAATATCATAAATGACATGGAGAATACCTTGCGAAACGAAAGGAATCCCTGTCATGTGCTTCTTCCAGGAGAAATAAAGGTAGTACTGAAAGGGTT